TTAACTTCTGGAAAACTATCTTGAAGATTCTGAATTAATATACCAGTACCATCCATCCACTCTTTCATATGATAAGTAGTTCCCACTTTACGATCCCTAAGATAAACCTTATTATGTCGTATAGTTCTCTTGAAAATTTTCCTCTCAAAACTACGTGGATTTTCTGTCTCACAACCATACCCCAATGGTTCAGACTCTCCATCAGTTAATATAACTGTTTGAACTTTCTGCACCCCATACTTCTTCTTGAATATTGGTATTATATCATGAAGTACTTGAAGAGACAAATCTAATGGAGTACCACTCAAATGGAATCTCTGAGGAACGTCCACCCATTCCTCAATATCATGAGCCATACCACAAGTTATACGCCAGAAATTCTTTACTTGACGTTCAAACTTCTTAGCATTTCCTTCACTACTCAAGAACTCCAAAAGACGATAACTATCATCAACCCATAAATCACCCCTCTTAGGATCTGGAATCATAGAAGATTCTCTCTGACGATAATAAGTTGGTGTTTCGTCTTCAAGAAAATAACAATTAGTAAATCCATATACCCTGAATGGAATATTCACCTTCCTACAAAACCACACTAAGTTCAACAACTGCTTAACAGTTGAACCTAAGGTGGGAGTCATTGAACCACTCCAATCCAATAAGAAAAGTAATCCATGATTTTTACCATCAGGTAAAACAGTTATCTTCTTAAAAACATCCTCATTATATTTGTAACTATGAAGTTTTGCTGTATCCAGTACTCCAGTCCTAGCAGTAGCAGCACGAGCATAAGCATCTGCTGACTTCTTACATTCAAATTCCTTAACAAGATAGTTAACTTCCTTCTCAGATTCTTTCTTATATTCCCTTAGAGCAGCATCTACTCCATCCAAATACTCCCCTTTATTAATAGGTTCTGCATAGATGCGATCCCAAAACTCTTCTACTGAATCACTTATATAATCATTCTTTACAATTATCTTCTCTAATGGAAACTTAGGACGTTGAATATAAACATAGTTTCTTGTTGGTTGTTGAGCAAGTTTCTCCAGATTACCACCCAAACTCTTCTGTGTCTCTACATCTAAAGAAGGATCAGGAAACTCAAAAGTATCACTATCACTATCGCCCCTATCTTCCACATCATCATCAAAAGAAACGTTATTATCGGAAGGAATATTATCGCCATCATCATTAGAGTCGCCAATCCCAGGAGATTCAGAACTCTGGAGAATATTTTGTTCGACTCCTTCTCCCTCTTCAATGTCCTGTTCTTGCTTACAGAAATTATATAACGCTTCTGCTGCTGCGAGGGCGTCCTCAAAAGTTTCACTTTTCTCAACGACATTAACTATCTCCTGTTCTTGTTGGGTAAACTTAAGTCCTAAGAAAGGACCAATCTTAGCATGAAGATTAATTTTATCTGCTAAATTAAACTTATCTAAGTCTTCTCCATCTATATCAAAGAAATCCTTATCATTGAGTTCTTGATACCCGCGATAGAATGTCTTTCCAATACCCATGTATTTACGCTTCATCATCTTTTCGACTCTAACATCCTCACACACATTTACAAACTGCTGTGGTGCCTTACACCTATCGCTCCAGTCCTCATTAGGTGTGAATAGTGCGTGTCCTACCTCATGAGCAACTAAAAGATCAAAGACAGTATTACTAGTATCCCAAATAGGTAAAGTTAAAACGCGAGTATCTACATCAAACTGAGCAGTCTCTACTGCTCTATGCTCAACAATTAAATCTTCGGTAGCCAACAACTTTGCTAAAGTTCCCTTAACCTCTAAATTAACGTCCATAAGTTGTTCTCTTGTATACACATACTATAAACGCTCCCAGGGCGTTTGGGAGCGTTGAGTAGACGGTTTATCAACTGTCTGCGTCTAGCACGTGCCTGTCGCAGTGCCTGGGGTTTAAGGTGGCGCTTCACTTCCTTCTTGGAGTGGTGCTGCCAATTGGGGACTTTCATTGTCCTGTAGTGTATCCATAATATTTATTGTAGGGAACCATCCCAAACTAGTCAAGTCAGTTGTGTCAGCACACAAAGTGTCCGGCTCTCCTGGGGTATCCTCTTTAACAGGCAATTCTCTTCCCATAGACTTTGCTATATCCATTACTGGAACTGATACACCAGTACCAATATCAATTGGTCCAACAAATTGACTAGGTATTAGGTATGCAATAGCACGACATACATCCTTAACATGAATATAATCCCTACTATGTGTAGTAATATACTCTGCAGTATCCTCCTGGAGCATTCTATAGAGCATATCAGGCCTACTATCATGTTCTGCCCATACGTTAAAGAAACGCATCCCTACGCTATTAGGAGGTGCCTGAACCTCATTTACCTTCTTAGTGATAGCATAAGGGTTTTGCCACCACTCACGCGCTCCTGCAGAACTCGCATAGAGTAACCTAACGTTATTCTCTCTACAATAATCAAATATAGGTTTCGACTTCTCTACATTATTCTCCCAAAACTTTTCAGGGTTATTAATACTATCTCTAAGTGCAGCAAATGCAGCAAGATGAATAATAATATCATAATGTTCAGCAAACATACCACCACTAGGAGGTTTAAAATCACCAATATCATCTGGAAAATCTAATCCCTCAACACATTCTCCATAACCGAGTCCATACTTAAGTTCATTAAAGACATAACTGCCTATGAATCCTTTGTGTCCTGTTACTAATGCTTTCATGACGGCATTATACGAGAGAACCCTTTAACCTTCTCAAATTTTATCACGTTATCAAACTTATCAAACATACCTTCCTTATGGGATATAACAAAGATGTTAGCACCTTTGATAACAAATCTGATAATCTTAAGGAAGTCTTCATTACCAGAACCGTCAAGAGAACTATCAAACACCTCATCCATTATAAGGAGATTGGTATTTGTAGAGTTCTTATAAGCAGCAATCTCACGCCACGTAAAGAGTAACGCAAGATCTATCCGCATTTTTTCTCCTTCAGAGAAACTTGCATATGAGAAGTCTTCATGTATGGGAGATTCTATACTCTCATTAAACTCCTCATCGAGAGTGAAGTTAATGTAGAAGTCCATCATTTGAAGGTATCTATTTACTTGCTGATTAATCAGTGGAAGATACTTCGTAATGATTGTCTTCTTAACCCCACTATCCTTGAGTAAACCAAATGCAAAGTCGTGCTCTGATATTAATTCTTTTTGTTCAGTAACCGTTTCGTAGGTTGCTGCTAGGGTTGATTGAAATTCTGCTAATTTCTCATGCTCAGTATTTCTGTTTGCAAGTTGATCGGTAATTCTTTGAATCTCCGATTCCAAATTGCGTGACTGTCTTTGTAGCCCTGAAATGCGAGTATTGTTTTGAGAAATGCCATGTGTTAGGGAAGTTACCTCCTTAGTTAATTTGGTGAAGCGGAGCTCTCTGTCCTCCTCATTTTTTATTTTGGACTCTAGTTCGTCGAGTCCTGTTTGGAGTTTACGTACAAAAGTTTTGAGCTCCGCAATTTTATTTACACGAAAATCTTCCTTAAGAGATTGTGTACATGTAGGGCATGATACATTATCATTAAAGAAATCATATTCAGTACCAGCAGCACTGACTTTCTGTTTTATCTTACCACGTAAATCTGATAAGGTTCGTAATGATTTCGTAACATCACTTAACCCTAAAAGTTGAGAATCAAGGGTTTTAAGTTCTTTGGAAAGCTCCTCATTCTTATCAATATAATCTTTAGCTTCATTTGCAATCTTCCTAATCGAACTCTGTTTTTCCTTGATATCATCATTGCCTGTCCTCTCTATTTTTTTAATAAACTCTTCTTGCATCTGAACCTTATCAAGAAGACTCTCCTTCTTTAATTCAAGTGTTCTAACAGAATCTCTTTGTGTTCGAAGTTTTGCTTTAATAACTTCACTCATAGCAGAGAAGATTTTAATGTCTAATAAATCTTCTATGACTTCCCTTCTACTAGAAGCAGTCAACTGCATAAAGGGAACAAATGTACTGCTACCTAATACTACTATCTGAGTGAATGACTTGTAGTTAAGTTTAAGGATATTCAGTTCAAAATTCTTTTGCTGGTCTGTTGCTGATGCAAATTGATCTTGCATCTTCCCATCTACCCATATCTCAAACTTATTTGGTTTCAAACCACGAACTACCTTATACTGTTTATTCCTTACAGTAAACTCAACCTCAACCATACCATCTCTTTCATTGGTTGTATTGATAAGTTGTGGTTTAGTAATCCTTCTAAATGGTTTATTAAACAACGAAAAAGTCAACGCATCTAGGATGGTCGACTTACCAGCACCATTCGTACCGACAATAATATTTGTATTGTGTTCAGTTAGATTAACCTCTGTAAACTGGTTACCAGTACTTAAGAAGTTCTTCCATCTAATCTTCTGAAATGAGATCATGATCTAGTTCATCAGGAGGAATAACAATGTCATCTTTTGTGATAATAGAGTATCGATACCCGTTAGTCTCACAGACACCCACTGCAGAATGGTCATCAACTTCGATAACATGCATCTCTGGGTAACCCTGATCCTCTAACATCATAGCATATCGCTCGGCATCATCCTCTTCTACAAAGAGATACAACACCTTTTGACCAAAGCGATTCTCTACAGCATATGCACCAGTGTCTTCTCTACCAGCAACAGCAAGGAGATGCATCACGTGACCTCACAGGCCTCTTGATACACATTATGTAATAGTTTCTTCACTTTGGATTTATCCACATCAGAATCTACCTCATCAATATATTTACTCAAAAGAGTAAGAGTATCTTCAGAATCCTTCCCCTGATCTTCATAAGTCACAAACCCTGTACCGTAATCAACAGTATCGACAGTCTTTAATTCAGCAACTCCTGCTTGATATAATTTGTCTATAAACTTATCAAACTTAGTTCCCTTACCCTTGTCCTGTACAATTACCTTGACTATCTTATCCTCATAAGGACGCGCATCAAAGGTTTGATAATCATTATTATTGAAGAATATCTTCTCAAAGATATTGAATGGGTTATCAACTGGAGTATGTTCTAGGGTTTCAGTATCGAAGATATGAAATCCCCTATCATCTCCACAATCGTTCCAATAGATTTCGTATGGATTGCCCAGATAATAAATGTTATCTTGAGCATTCCTATGATGATAATGACCGGAGTA